GCACGATGCGATGGGTGAGGGGTCCGTTGCCGGTGAACTTGTTGAAGGCAATTGTGATGTTGAACGAGGAACCCAGTCCCGGCGGCGCAAACAGGCACGGCGCCCCGCCGGGGAATGAATTGTCCAACAACCCTATTTCCAGTGCCGGCGCCTCGCATCGAAACCCGGAGCCAAACCAATTATTGGTAAAGTGCAGCGGACCCATTCCGGTAAAATTCCTGATGAACACGCTCTTGCCGGTGTTGGGGCCTGGTCCCTCGATGACATTATCGGCAAAAATATTGAACAAGCCATTGTCGATGACGACACCCGGACATGGAACTGCCAGTGGCGGCTGATTGTTGGATGTCAGAAAAGCACACCCGCGGACGATCTGCCCCTCGCCATGGTTTCCCTCTGGTGCTCCTGGCGGACTGGACATTCGCAACCCGGCCAGAGTTCCGCCGAGCACAATGGTATTCTCCAGCATGTTGCCCTGACCGCCATTGTTCCAGTCGATGGCATAACCGCCGCACGTATTGAAGAAGCAATCCCGTATAAAATGCTGCCCGCCAAATCCCGTGGTGCTGCCGCAGAAGAAGCCGGACGTCGCACACAGTGCAAAGCTTACCCGATGGAATAAACCAGGTTGAGCCGATATTGGCGGGTCATAGAAAATGCCGATCGGAGCCTTTTGATTGCCGTTGATAAAGAAGTCGGAGAACGAGATCGAGCCGTGAATAATGATGGCGGCGGCGCCGCTGAACAGCGGGCCATTGGCCGGGTTGGCGTTGCAGCGGACGCCGGACGTGTACATGCCGGCGCCCCATACCCGCACCAGGGAGAACCCGAAGCCGTTGTCGCTGAACACGATCGGCCGGCTGATCTGGTAGACGCCGGGCGGGAAGTACAGCACGCCGCCGCCTTGCGCGTTGCCGAATTCGATCGCCGCCTGGATGGCGTCGTCGTCGAGCGTGGTGCCATTGCCGGCGGCGCCGAAACGCGGATCTTTTACATTGATAATGTCACGGACAACCTCGGTAGTTTCCTCCAAGCCCCGCCGGAGCTGGTTGAGCCAGCGCCACAGTTCATCGTCGATCGTGTATTTCTGCCCGCCGTTGGTTTTCGCCGAGGCGACGGACGGATGCAGGATCTGCGGGATCTGGGTCAGCGCCATATCAGGCCGCCCGCGTCACTGTTGCCGCCCCGGCGCCCATGAATGCCATCGGCGCATTGCTCGATCCGGTCAGCCGGAACCGTTTGCCCTTGCTGGTCGCAATGCCGGTGTTGGTGATAAAGACGATGTCCTTGGTCAGATCGCGGGTCAGTGAGTTGGCCACATATGTGTGCCCGCCATCGTTCGACCAGGTGATGGCGACGGTGGACGCCGTGCTGTTCTTGCTGAAGTCGAAGTCGAGCCGCGGCGCCATGATGCGGCCGGGGAATTCATGCACGGGCGCGCTCTCGATCAGCCACGGCAGCGTATCGTTGAATTCCTGATAGACGGTTGACGATATGATCCCGAGATTGCCGGTCGTGGCATCGCCAACAGTCCATTCGGTGCCGAGGTGACAGGAGGCACGGATGCGCCGGTCGAGGCGGCCGTTGCTCTGCAGTTCATGCCATTCGCCTGTGGTCTGGTTATAGCACCAGGTCCATTCGCCGGGGCTGGTCAGTTCCCACATGGCGTATTGCCCGACCATGTACACGATCGCCTCGAGCAACCGCTTGTCGGCGCACGTTGCAATGGCGCGCGACACAGCGTCCTGCGAAATCGGAGCCGGCGTATAGCCCTCCAATTTGTAGACGCGGTTGTCATCAGCTGCCCAGATCAATTCGTTTGACCATCCCTCCTCCCAGCCGGCCACCGCGTGCGTGCCGCAGATGCCGCGCGGGATCATGGTGACAAACTCTAATGGAAACGGCGAGGTGCCGATATCGCGCCAGACCTCGATCGAATTCTGCCCGAAGGCGAAGAATTCCTTGCGATAGGCCACGCCGCGCATCAAACCGTCCGGGCGCCCCTGCGTCGCAACATTGGAATCAGTCGCCACATTGGTGCTGTTGAGTTGGGATGCCCAGATGATGCCGTTGCTTTGCGTGAACAGAAAATATCCGTCGAGCACGGCAACGCTGGTCACGTTTCCCGCCGGCAGATCGGCGTCGGGATAGGTCACAACCGACGACGGTGTCAGGACATATGCGCCACCCTCGGGGCGCACCGCGACGAAGTTGGGGTCCGCGGCGTTGTTTTTCGCCATCGTGAGCGGACGCGATCCGGGGATGCCGCCAATGTCGGCCAGGAACCAGGTTCCGCTGCTGTCCCGCTCTCCGTAGTAGACCTCGTCGTTGAAGATGACGAAGCCCTGCGCCTCACGACCGCCTCCCGGCCGCGTATCGTCGAAGATCATCCGGCAATGCGTCACGCCGACAACGGTCGTTTCCAGCGGCACGCCGGGGGTACGCCGCCAGGTGACGGGGAACCGCGCGGACGGCGGCGACTTCTCGGCGTACACGTTGACCAGCCGGCCGGAGCCCTCGTGCGGGTTGACGCCGGGCGCCGAACTCGTGGGAAACGTGATTTGGGCAGCCATCAGAAATATTCCGCCCGCATGGTTTCGAACGTCGGCTTGCCGGACGTCATCTGCCGCAACCGCAATTCCGACAGTTGCGCGTCCTGCTCCCTCGGTGGGATGCCGTAACCCGACGAGGCGATGCGAAACGCGATCACCTTGGCGCTGTCACTGAAAACGGCTGTTTCGATCTCCTCGAGGTCGGCGATGTAGACGATGCCGAGCGCGGCCATCGCCGACACTGCCTCGTCAAGGTGACTGTCGATCTTGGCGTAGACATCTGTCTCGATCGTCTGTCCGGCCTGCAGCAGGTTGAGATTGTCCGCTACCCGCTCGACCAGTTGGGCGCGTGTCTTGGTGATGTCGGGCATGTCGGTATTTGTCGCTATTTGTCGGGAAATAAAAACGGGGGCCGAAGCCCCCGCTCGTTCAGTCCTCGTCCTTGCGCGGCCGGCCGGGGCCGCGTTTGGCCTCAGGCGCCGGCTCCTCGCCGGAGACGGTGAAGTGCTGGTTGCCCTTCGCCTTCTCGATCACCATCGGATCGTCGACCTCGGTCGGCTTGCCGGCGATGAAGTCGTGTCCTTCCCATTTCACGTAGGGAGCGCCGCCTTCGCCCTCCCCCTTCCAGGTTATGCTAGCCATACTGTTCCTCCTATACAGGGGGATTAGGCGGAACGAACTGGATGATCAGGTCCGCCGCCCCCACCGTGGCTGCCGTGGTAACGATGCAGGTTATGGTGTGTTCCACCGTGCCTTGGATGTTGGTCGTCGCCCCCAGGTCGTCGAGGGGGATGTAGCCGACCGCCACCAGGGTCAATGCGCTCGCGTAGGCATTGGCAACCGTGGTTGCCCCGATGTAGCCGACATTGAGGGTGGCCGCGGCATCGAACGCCGTGACGACGTGGACACCGCCGCCGATCACAGAGGAGCCGGCCGGGATCTTACCGACCACGGTTGCTGTCTGGTTGGCAAACGTGATCCGTTTGCGGATGGTATTCGTGGCATTATAATTGAAGTCGCGCGCCGGCACGCTGCTGTTGAGAGAGGTTACCATTGGTGTGTTCTCCTTGGATTGCTGGAAACCGCCGTTCCTTAGGTCAAGACCTCAGTCTGCGGCGCTGGCGAAGAAGCCTGTGGCCATTCCCCATTGTATTAGCTTGTTTGTTGGACCATGCTTCTTGAATATTTTGCTGATACCATAAGCGGCCTCGATACCGGTGCCCGTTACAAAGCCGTAATCATCTTCTTTTCTGAACGTCGGCTTGGCCATTTGCCCGACCGCCATGACGACGGCCTGCTGGCCGCACAGGAACACCGGCTCGACCCGTACCGTACCACCCGTGCCCGCCGTCTTCAGGGTCGTCCACACGTCGGTCACAAAGTTCGATATCTCCGGCACCTGACGGATGATGATGCCGTCGTACATCTGGTCCCCGTCCTGGAACAGCGGGTTCCGGTTCATGCCATCGCCCTCGCGGGCGCGGGCGTCGCGGTTGATCGTTTCCAGGGATGCCTTGAGGTCCCTAAACGTATTCAACCCGGCAAACGCGACATAGTATTCGTATCCATCGCGCAGTTTGAAAGGCCGGATCTTTGGGTTGGCGCCCATGGCCATGCGCTTGAGCAAGGCGAGGTTGGCCGCCGTGAGCTTGTCATTGGTCGTATCGCACTCGGCCAAGGACAGAGCGTGGGTGGCCTTCGTGTTGCTCGTGGCCGCGCCATAGAGAATACGGTCGCTATTGTTCGTCTGCCACGTATCGCGCTGCGCCGGAGTCGCCAGATCGTACTGGATGCCGTTGACGCGAGTGCCGGCGGCCGGCTGGCTTTCGGACGGCAGGGCCATCATGGTGGCGATCGTCTCGTCACGCCGCAGTTCGCTCAGCCAGTCCGACAGTAGCGGCTTGGCCTCGCCGAAAATATCGGCGCTGTCTTTCTGCTCCTCCGCTTTGTTGCTGACGACTGCGTGCCTGGCCCAGTCGAGCCACACCCGCATGCCGTAGTTGTCAATTTGCTCTTCGTTGCCGACCAGGGTGCCCGATGCGACGCCGGCGCCGGTCAGCCGGGCGACGATCGGGATGTTCATCT